CAGTCGACAATCTTCACAGAGTTTAGCCAGTGACCACCCGATATGAGGACACAAGCCGCCGAGCTGCTGAGCGATCGCGGAGAGAATCTGAAATCGGGCGAGACATCGGCGAGCTGCCGCCAGTCGCGAACAAGCGAAGGAAGAACGCTGCATGTAAGTCATTCCGGTCGTTCTGTGAGTCGTACTTCCCACACCTCTTCGCTCTGCAGTGGAGCGACGATCATCGTACGGTGATTCAGCGGGTCGAGGCCGCGGTGTTGCATGGTGGCTTGTTTGCCCTCGCCATGCCTCGAGGATCGGGCAAGACGACCCTCTGCCAGGTCGGGTGTATCTGGGCCGCGTTCACTGGGCGTCGGGAGTTCATCTGTTTTTTTGCAAGCGCTGCGGCCCTCGCTCAGGACAACCTGGCGGACATCAAAGCGGAGTTGGAGGGAAACGAGCTGCTCGCCGCGGATTGGCCGGAGGTGTGCATACCAGTGCAGAAGCTCGAAGGACTGGCCAACCGATGCAAGGGACAGCTCTACCAAGGGAAGCGAACGCATATCGAGTGGCAGAAACGACAGATTGTCCTCCCCGCAATTGAAGGCAGCGCGGCAAGCGGAGTGATCATACGAGTGGCCGGAATTACCGGAAGTCTGCGAGGGTTGAAGTTCACCAGGCCAGATGGCCGAAGCGTCCGTCCGTCGCTCGTCGTCATCGACGACCCGCAAACTGACCGATCAGCCGGCAGCCTGCTGCAGTGTGCCACGCGCGAGAAGCTGCTGTCCGGTGCAATCCTCGGCCTCGCAGGTCCCGGGCAGAAGATCGCCGGCGTCATGCCATGCACGGTCATTCGCCGCGGCGACATGGCGGACAACATCCTCGACAGGAAGAAACACCCGGAATGGCAGGGCGAGCGATTCCGGATGGTGTATCAGTTCCCGACCGAGCAGAAGCTCTGGGACGAGTACGGGCGGATCCGCCACGAGGACTTGGCAGCGGGTGGTGACGGCCGCAAGGCGACAAAGTTCTACCGCCAGAACCGCAAGCCAATGGATGCCGGCAGCCGTATCGCCTGGCCGCAGAGACGCAACAAGGACGAGCTGTCTGGCCTGCAACACGCGATGAATCTGCTGCTGCGGGACGAAGAAGCGTTTTGGGCTGAATGCCAGAATGAGCCGAAGGCTGCGGCCGGCAGCCAGGTGCTGCAGCTCGCGGCCGACTCCATTGCCGCGCGAGTCAACGGCGTGACCCGCGGAACAGTCCCCCTGCACTGCACTCGATTGACGGCATTCGTCGACGTGCAACACTCGCTGCTTTACTGGTTGGTTGCCGGGTGGTCTGAGGACTTCACCGGAGCTGTCGTGGATTACGGGACCTTTCCAGATCAACAGCGATCGTACTTCACGCTTCAGACGGCTCAACGCACGTTGCAGCACGCGTCGCCAGGTGTGTCGGTCCAGGCCGCTGTGATGTCCGGGCTCCAGTCGTGCGTCGGGCAGCTCGTTGGCCGCGAGTGGCCGCGCGAGGACGGAACAACGATGCGAATCGAGCGTTGCATGGTCGACGCGAAGGACGGACGCCTGGTCGATACGATCACCGAGTTTTGCCGGACAAGCCAGTGGTCGGCGCTGTTGTACCCGTCTAGTGGCAAGGGCATTGGGCCAGCGGATCGACCCATGCCGGAGTACATCGTCCGGCCTGGCGAGCGTCTGGGTCTCCACTGGTTGCTGGCACGAATGGGAAAGCGGGCAGTGCGACACGTCGTGATTGACGTCAACTGGTGGAAGTCGTACGTGCAACAGGCGCTATTGATGGCTGCCGGAGATCGCGGAGCGTTGCGGCTGTGTGGCAAGCAGGGAGCCGATCACCGCATGTTGGCGGATCACTGCGTCGCGGAGACCTGCGAGGTGCTCACGCACGAGAAATCCGGGCGTCAGTGTGCGATGTGGAAACTGAAGCCGAGTAGGCCGGATAACCATTGGTGGGATTGTTTGGTTGGGTGTGCTGTTGGGGCGTCAATCCAGGGAGCGTCTCCACCTGGGATGCGACCAGCTCAATCGGCGTGGTCACAGGCGGCAGCGAAAGCTGGTGGGTGGTTCGCGGCACAAAACACAAGGCGGACGTGATGGGGTTTCACGAGGATCTCAAAGCATGCGAAGGCCCGCAGTGTAAGCGGTGTGGCTGTCGAGATACCACGGTGCGACAAAAGCCGAAACCTGGTGAGTGGTGGCCGAGCGGGCGCGCTAGGTGCAATTACTGCGGTATGACGTTTTCATTTCAGTCGCAAGCCAATGAGACAAACCAACCACAACCGCCACTCGCGCCAGTGCAGCTTGAACCGACGACGATGCCAGAGATGTCGTTCTACGAACCGGACGACTACTCGACACGAATAGGCGTTGCGGCGGAGCAGTATCAGGAACCAATTGAGGAAACGTCAGTGAATCCAACCCGGTGTCCGCAGTGCGGTGCTACAGCGAAGGTGTACAGCACGAAGGGCCGGACGCAGTACAGGAAGTGTCCGAAGTGCGGAGAGAAGTTCAAGACGCTGAAGGAGGCGAGCTAGGTAGTTACCAACACGTTGGTAATCGTCCATTGAAACTTACCACGATATCCAAACAATCACGTTAGACGGTGGCGACGGCCATCCACACTAGTTCGCCCGTGCTGGGGCAGCACCTCCAGTGCGGGCGTTTTTCATGTCCATTGCCGACCTTGAAGCTCTCTACGCCGCATTTTCCGGCGCGCGGAATGCCGGTAACTATGACGCGGCCATCGGCTGCCTCATGGACATGAAAGCTCGACTGGCGACCACCCCAAATCTATCCCGCAATCTTGGCGGCGGCGGGTCGCAGTCAATCGCGTGGAATCCATCACAGCTCGATTCACTGATCGCCGACTGCCGCAAGATGAAGGCGGCTGCTACCCATGCCGCATCTGGGCCATTCGTTACTGTCCCCGTCACCTACCAACGGCCTGATGCGAAGGGTGACTACGCATGAGCATCCAGACTTACAGCGTGATTGCTGGGTGCGGATTCGAGCAAGCAACGGCCGCCACTCGCATTCCCGCTCCTGACATCGAGTGGGCTTATCGTCGTTGGGAAGGTGCCGAGACCGACCGACTGAACCAGGCTCACTGGCAGTATGCCGCCGACGAATCACTGAATGCGTGGTTGGCCGAGCAACTGCCGACGCTCCGTGGCCGAGCGATCTACGAGGTGAAGAACAACGGCGTGTTGTTGGGTATGATTGCCACGCACGCCGACGACATCGTCGGACCGGATGGTCCGCAGCTCCAGGTGCAGAGCGACGATGACGACTACAACTCGGCACTCGAAGAACTGTGGCGGCAGTGGTTCTACGCTCCCACACACTTGCCGAACGTGTCTGGTGCGTCGCTCTTGCGTTTGTGGGTGCGGTCGCTGTGGAAGCAGGGCTCATTCCTCGCACAGCTCATCACCGACGACACGGCGGAAGGTCCAGTTAAGATGCGACTGCGGCCACACCACACGCGTCGGCTTGGCACGCCGGCACAACTCGCCGGAAACTCCCGCATCTACAACGGCATCGAGTTCGACCGACTTGGCCGACCGACACGCTACTGGATACAGCAGCAGGAAGGCATCGGGACCGGCTACGTCAATGCGACCGCCTACGACCCGATACCGTCCGACCTGATTATCCACGAGTTCATTCGCGAGGAAGAGGACCAAGGGATCGGTGTCCCGTGGTTGTCCCCGTCGCTTCAGTCTTCCGCCGACCTGCGGGACTACGGTTATTCAGTGCAAGATGCTGCTCGGCAGCTCGCCGACAACACGCCAGTGCTGAAAGCCACTGGGGCCGACGTGCAGACCTGGACGAATCCGGAAACGATGACACGCGAGCGTCGCGTGATCCCGATGCTCCCGCCAGGCTGGGAGGCGCAGTGGCCGGTTGCCACACAGCCAGCGGCACAATTCCCAGACTACTGCGGAGAGCGAATGCGTGAGTTCGGCCGACCTGTCGGCATGCCATTGATGCTGATTCGGCTCGACTCGTCGAACCATAACTACTCGTCCGCGCGGTTCGATTCGCAAGTCTACGACCGGGCCGTGGAGTCTCTCCAAAACTGGATGAGCGGTACGGAACGCTCGTGCGGAACGCTTAGTCGCTTGTTGGATGAAGTCGCACGTGAGGCACGGTTCACGGTGCCAGAGCTGCGAACCAAGCCGCCGAGAATCGTTTACGAGTGGACGTGGCCCAAGCGACCGCACGTGGATCCGAGCAAAGAGGCGTCCGGCGAGGAGACCAGTCTGCGTACTGGGACCACCACGGAGATTGATGTCCTTGCGGCTCGCGGCCAGACGCTTGAACAGCACTTGGCGAAGAAGAAACGCGTCGCGGCGGCTTATGCAACTGCTGGATTAGATCCACCGGACTATCGGCAGCAGCAGGTAGTGGCGACTCCAGTGAATGGCGCGAGCGACGGTGAGGATGAGCCACCGAAGAACAAGGAGCAGTCTGCCAATGCCTAGCGAATTGTTCTCACGCACCTCCACGTTGGTACGCGAATCAATTGACGAGGCATCACGTAGCGTACGGGCGATTGTTGCGACGCACGACCCGGTGTTTAGCGTCAATCTTCGCACCGGAGAAGCAGTACTTGAGGTGCTGCATATGGACGGCGTGCAGTTGCCATCGCAGATGCCACTACTCGATACACACATGATGGGTAGTGTTCGCACGCTACTCGGTTCAATCCGCAATCTTGAAGTTGCGAGTGGGCAGTTGACGGGACAGTTGTTTGTGTCGGCGGCGGAAGAAGCAATCTGGACGAAGATTCGCGAGGGACACATTCAGGATATATCCGTCGGACGACGTGCGTTTGAACAAATACTTATCCCACCAGGTTCGACCCGCGTTGTACGCGGTATTCCATACACGGCGCCAGTAAACCGTTCGCTGGCCATTGTGACTCGCTGGCAGCCCATCGAAGGCAGCCTCACGAATAAGGGCTCTGATCCGAGGGCCAAGATCCTTTAAGGAGTTCTATCTATGAACGTGCGTTTACGAGCTTTCCTTGAAAGCATCGGCCTGCGATCTGAAGCCACTGAGGCAGAAGCATGGGCGATGTACGACGGCCTGAATGCGGACGATCGGTCACGAGCTGATACGGCGGCTGCCGATGTGGGTGCACCGCCGCCTCAACCTGTTGGGACGTCTGCTACGACTATCGAGCATCCGGTTGTTCCGCCGCTTGCCACGAGAAGCGAAATGACCCACGATCCGGCGGTGGTTGCCCAGCGTGCGATCGAAGCCGAACGCACACGCGTCCGGGCGATCCGCCAGCTCGCCGGGAGTGACGTGCCGCAAGACATACTTGCCCGGGCGATCGACGATGGGTGGGATGAATCGCGGGCGAGCCGTGAATTCCTGACCGCCGTTCGTGCGGCCCGGCAGACTCAGGCCGTGCCGTACCACGCGACGGGTGGACCTGGGCCGAACACCGGCATGTCGGTCCGTGGTGTTGCCGCCGGGCTCCTGCTGGCCAACGGCATCAGCGACCCGACAGCGTGCAGCATGCACACCGGACGACGCGAGCCATCGCCGAGTGACCGATTGACCGAGCAGGATGCCGACCAAGGGCATCGCCTGCAACGCATGTCCGCCGTCGATCTCGTGCGGCAGTGTGCAATGATGGACTGCGGCCGCTTGCACTGGGATCTCAGCGACGCCTTCGAGGCGGTACGAACGTCTCCGTCCGGAGGGGCGCTGTCGTACGTCTTCACGACGAGCGTCTACGCGAAGCTCATGGAAGGATGGGGTGAGGTCTCCGACACCACAACGTGGTGTGATGAGGAGGACGTCGCGAACTTCTTGACCCAGGAGGACATCAGCCTTTCCGCCGATGCTCGTCTGAAGCAGTTGCCGCGTGGTGACACCGCCAAGGACGCAACGATCTCGGATGCTCGCGAGACGTACAAGATCGGTCGTTATGCACGCAAGTGGACCGTCGACGAGCAGGACGTGCTCGACGACCGTCTCGGTGCAATCATGCGGATGCCAATGGAAATGGGCAACGCGGCCCGCAGGCTCCGTCCGGACCTGGTCTACGCGTTACTTCTGGCGAACGCAGCGTTGGCCGATACTGGCGCCCTGTTCAACGCGACGGCGGTCACCACGGCCGGAGGACACGCTAATCTGACAACCGCAGCACTTGCCGCCACTGGCCTCAAGGCCGCTATCCTCGCGATGGGCAAGTACCGCGAAGCGGACGGAACTGTCCTCAACATCAAACCGCGGTATCTGATTGTTCCATCTGCTCTACAGTGGACCGCAAAAGAACTGCTGACTTCGACTGCGCAGGCATACACAGCCGCAGCCGCTGCTGCCACGCCGAGTCTTTATTACCCGATCAACGTGCTGGTAGCTGAGAACCTGACGCTGGTTGTTGATGACCGGATCGGGGCCGCTGGTGTAACCGACCCGACAACCGGCACGGCACGCACGGGGCTGGACACCAATTGGTTCTTGTCGGCTGGTGGGCCGCGTACGGTGCGTGTCGCCTATCGTCGCGGTACGAACCGGCAGCCGCAATTGCGGTCGTTCATGTTAGATCGCGGCCAATGGGGCATGGGCTGGGACATCAACATGGATATCGGAGCCAAGGCTCTGGACTACCGAGGTTTGCACAAGTCGGCCGGGACTGGTTGATAGTCGTTGATGTGAGCCGCCGGCGATCGGCCCGCTGGCGGCTTGCATGTCTTGGCCGAGTCACTGACAGGCAATCAACTCATTTAGGAGATACGAAACATGGCAGAAGCCACTCTCTTGAAAGACGCAGGGGCGCACGCTGTTGACATCTCGGCTCCTGCCGCGTTGTCTTCTGGGCAAGTCCTGCAACTCGCGGACGGCCGTGCGGCCGTCGTGCTTGGACTCACGGGCTCAGCCAGCGGTGATCGGACGGCGCTTGCCACGTCGGGGCAATTCACGGTCGCCAAGACGGCGAGCATTGTGATTCTCGACGGCGGCGAAGTGATGTGGGACCATTCAGCAAATTCTGCAACGATCCCACTGTACGGCACGTCGAAGGATTTCTATCTGGGCCGTGCCGTGGGTGACGCCGCAAGCGCGGCCACCACGATGGTGGTTGAACTGAATGCGCCGAAAGACTCGGCGTACATCACACTGCAATCCGACGCATTTGCGGCGGCACCGATCCAGACTGCTGGAGTCCCGTTCTTTGGCATGCAGGGTGGGTCGTATACGGCGCAAATGTCTGCGACTGCGGAAGCGCAAAAGGCCGACCTGCTGTCCGTCAAGTCGTTTGCCATCGATTCGAACTGGATCGCAGAAGCGGTCGTCAACGTCATCACGGCGGCGGATGCTGACGTGGTTGATGTGTCGGTTGGAGTTGCGAACGCGACCCACGCAACGGACGCTGATTCCATCACGGAAAGCGTCTTCATCCATTTGGACAGCAACGGATCAACCAACATTCTTGCCGAGTCGGATGACGGAACGACTGAGGTGGCAGCGACCGACACAACCGTTGATTGGGCGGCTGGAACGGCGTTCCACATCGCCATCGACGGTCGAACGCCGGCGGATATCCAGGTCTACATCAATGGCGTCAACGTGCTCCCAGCAACCGTGTTCACGCTTGGTGCAGGAACTGGTCCGCTCAAGGCGTTGTTCCACGTCGAAAAAACAGCCAACGACACGCTGTTCACCATTCGCCTGTCGAAACTCGAAGTTCGCTTAACGGCCGACGTCGAAGCGTAGTCTCGTGACAGCCGCCGGGCCCCGTCGAGTTGCCCGACACTCGGCGGGGCCATTCCAGAGGAATGTCAATGGGCGCTTTCGACGACGATTTTGCGGATGCCGATGCAGCGTTCGCTGAGGCGTTTGGGCACACAGTGTCATTGACACGCGGCGCGTCAGTAACAACAGGAGTCACCGCAGAGGTTGTCGAGCACGATTACGAGACGTTTGAAGCGTACGCATCTTCAACGGTTGCACAGTCGCGAGCATTCATCATCGACGTCACCGACTACGCATTCAATGGAGACGCGGCGACACCACAACCGGGAGATGAAATCCGCGAGTCGATTGCTGGCACAACCCATGTGTTCGTAGTCATGCCGGTTGGTAGTGCCCCCTGCTACGAATGGGTCGGAACACTAAAGCCTCAGTGGAAAGTGCATACGAAATTCACCGGGACCGAGTGAGTCATGACCGCCATCAATCACCAGATCGCCGCGGCTCTCGTCACCGCACTGGACGCGGCCGGCTTCGATGAGGCGGAACGCAAGCCGATTCCGTACGTGCAGAGAGAGGACTGTGCGTCGCGCAAATGTGTCGTCATCTGCAGAAACAGCCAGTATCCCGACGCGAGACGAGGAGCACTCGGAGAGATCGTAGAGTTGGCGATCGTCATCCAAAAGGCAGTGGATCCAACCAGCAACGATGATGTGGATGATCTACTGGACGACGTGGCGACGTTGACGGCGTTGTGGAACGAAGGCGGGGCGCTGCGAGGCACGGCACTGGCGGGGGCCTATTACTGGGAAGGTCCTGAACATCCGACCGGGAACATTTACGAACCGCAACAATTGCACGAGCTGCACCTCTTCACGAGCGTGACCGTCGTGCGGTACTTCCTGGAGAAATAACCATGCGAGGTCGAGACTCGAAAACGTACTACGATTCCGCGAGCAACTGGACCACTCCGACGTGGGTGGAGATCACGCGAATCATCGACGAGACCGTTACACCGAGTGTCAATCTGGCGACCGGTGGCATGCGTGCCGAAGAGTACGAGGACAACCAGGTCGCCAGTCGCAAGTTCGAGTGGAACTGCACCTACCAGTACAAGGCAAAATCCGTCGGTGCGGAAACGGTGTACGACGCTTTGCTGACGGCATTCAACGCCGGCACTCCGCTGTTCATGTTGTTCGCCGACGGCGCCCACACGAGCTGCAAGGGCTGGCGGGCACCGGTGCTCATCGACCAGGTGCCGCTCAAGCGAGACCTGGGCGGACTCGTCGAGGTGACCGTCCACGGGGTTGGGACGTTGTACGACGACACCGGAACGCTCCGAAAGGCCGCGGCCTATACCAACGGATGACCTGATTTATGATCCGTGATGCGACTGGACACGTGTGGGAATTGACGATCGACCTGGTCGCGTGCCGTCGGGTGCGTGACCTGGTCGGAATCAACCTGCTGTCGATGCACACTGCGAGAATCTTCTCCGCTCTGGCGGACCCGATCACCATGGCCGAGATCGTCTACGCGATCGTGAAGCCGGAGGCAGATCGGCTGACGCTGTCGGAGTCCGACTTCCTGCAACGGATGGCGATCGACACTGGACCAGTCGTCGACCAGATCGTGAGGAAGCTCTCGGATTTTTTCCTCAAGCTGGGTCAGCCGGCGAAGGCGACCCAGCTGACAACCGCGATGGAGAGAGCGCATCGACTGGCGGAGAAGACGACGCCGGAGGAGTTACAGAGACTCACGGTGCAGACGTTCGATTGGATGGAGAGTCAGATCCGGACGAGTTCTTCTGGCGAAGCAGCCACGAACTCGCAGGAATTGTCGGAGTTAACCCCTACCAACCAGGACTGACGCTGCGTGTCCTGGACGACATGGCACGCGGCAGACGCCTGGAGAACTGGGACCACACCGCACACTTGCTGGCAAAGATCCACAACGTCAACTGCACGAAGTCGCATCAACTGCGTGACCCGCTGTTCTTCCATCTGCTGCGTCGAAAGAAAGGTGGACCTGGTGCCGTGCAAGCCACCGCCGATTTTCACCGTTCGATGTGTGCCGCTCTGACAGCGGCAGAAGCCAGGGAATCATGACCGGAACGAGCACACATTTCGGCGTGCGGATCGAGACTTGGAAGTTCAACTTCGAGTCGGCGAAGTTCCGCGCGAAAGTCGACACCAAAGCCTTCAAAGCGTTATCCAGAATCGGCGCCATCCTGATGCGGGCCGCCCGGTCGAAAATCAAGCGGCGCGTCGTCACGGAAGGAATGATGGCCCGCTACCGTGCCGCGACTGCGCGCGGAGATAGGGTGGCGGCACGCCGAATACTGGGAACGATCGAGCGACGACAAACCACAGTCAGCCAACCTGGTGAGCCGCCGATCGCGCACGTCCCGGACCATCCGGTGGCATCGATCCGTGCCATTTACTTCACGGTGGTCAATAAGCTCGTGATGGTCGGGCCGGTAAAAGCCAATCAGGTGACGTTTCGCAATAGCAACCGCTCCACCGTCCCCGAGTTGCTGGAGAAAGGCGGGACATCGCTGATCTTCGAGGAACGGGTGAAGTACGGCAACGGTCGATTCGGAACGTGGTACAGGCGCGACATGCGGAGGAACGCGAAGAGCTGGAAAGAGTACCGGACCCGTCACGCGAAGTACCAGCCGCGACCGTTCATGGCTCCCACACTGCGAGACAATCAGGACAAAATTCGATCGGTGATTTCCTCGGTATTCCGGGCCGCGTAAATGTCAACAGCATCCGCCGCCGACATCAATGCTGGACGAGCCGTCATCGGGGTAGAACTCGATGATTCGCGTCTGTCGCAGCAGATGCAGGCTGTGTCGGCCAGGATGAACGCCGCCGCGGCTGGGTTGTCCGCGACGACGCTGCCATCACTCGTCACGGATGTTACCGGTCCCTCGCGTGACTACGAATCAACACTCAAAGTCATTGAACAGGTCCACAAGTCCGGCGCCGTGTCGGCCGACTACTATCGCCAGCAGCTCGCTGAGATCGCGGTCCAGTACACCGAGTCATCGACGCCGGCACAGCGACTCGGCGTTGCCTTATCCAAACTATCCGGCGACATGCAGCGTGGAGACTTGTCGGCCGATCAGTACGCCGCGAAGCTCGAATCGCTGATGGCTGATTTCCTCGCGACGTCCACCGCCACCGATCGATTTGAGGGATCACTCGTCGCCCTGGACCACGATCTTCGCCGGGGAGCCATCACACAGGATCGATACAAGGTCGCACTAGAAGCGGCCCACCGTGAATTTCGGGCGGCAGCCAATCCGCTGGAGCGATATCAGGACGAAATCCGCATCCTCGATGCTCGGCTGCAAGAGGGGCACATCAGCCAGCAACGGTACACCCTGGCTGTCGAAGCAGCGCGGCGTGAATTTCTGTCAACTGCGACTCCGGCCCAGCGATACCGGGATGAAATTCGCCAGTTGGATGCTCAACTCAAGCAGGGAGCCATCACGCAACGTCAGTACGAAGACGCGATGCGACGCGCGAAGATGGCGATGGTGGAGTCGCACCTGGCTGCCAACGCTTCGGGGTCGGCGTTCGCTGGGTTGAGATCAGAGATCGCTGGGTACGTCGCTGGTTTTGCGAGCATCGCGACGGTAACGACGGTGATCAGGCAGGTGGCAGAGGAATTCAAAAAGATCGAGGACGAGGCACTTCTCGCTGAAAAGCTCGGTATCGCCAACGAGCGATTTCAGGGGCTCAAAATCGCCGCTCAGCAAGCAGACGTCGAAATGGAAACGTTCACAGCGTCTATGCAGCGGATGGCGGTGGCAATCGGAAAGATCTCCTTGCACGGAGAGGAATCCACGAAGTGGCTCGATCGGATGGGATTGTCACTTGATGATTTGTTTGGACTATCAGGCGATGAGCAGTTTTTGAAAATCGCCGCGGCGATGCGGGAAAACTTGACGGAGTCCGAACGGCTGGCAGCAGCCACTGAGATATTCGGACGCAACACCAGCGACATGGTGCGGCTACTGGATCTGACTCGGACGAAACTGGATGAAACAACAGCCGCCGCTATTGAGAACGGACAGGCGATCGGCAAAGACAACGTCGACGCGATTCGCCGGGCAAACGACGCGATGGATGAACTCGGCAATGCATGGGAAGGGTTGAAACGGGCCCTCGCAGTTACAGTGGTTCCCGCACTGACGTTCGCATTCAGCGAGTTGGCCGACATTTTGCAGAACGTGGCCAACTCGTGGAGAGACTTCAAAAAGGAATTCACGCCGCAGGCTGGGTCTGTTGTAGGAGACATCGTCGGCGCGGAACCCGACGTGGAATACGACAACACCGGACTGGAGCGTTGGCGGCGCGAACACAGCAAGGAAGCGATTCAGGCACGCACCGACGAATATGCCAGTCAATTTGAATCGCAGATGCAGAGCGCATCCAATGAGTACGACCGGCAACGCGAAATCGCCGACTACAAAGAGAAGCTGGCCCAGGAAAGAGCCGCCGCTGAGCAAGCGGTCATCGATCAAACCAACGAGTACGCGAGTTGGTACGGCGACGCAATGAACGCTCGCAGTGAGTCGATGGATCGGCTTCTGACAGCGGAGCGTGAAGCGGCCGATGCCGCAGCGGCTTCTGGTGATGAGGCCGCGGCGATGTTCGCGGCGTCCATGGAGGGTCGCAGCGAGGCGATGGACCGGTTGCTGGAGGACGAGCGAAGGAAGCTCGAATCCCGCACATCTTCCGGCGCGTTCAGCGGCTGGGCGCTCGGTCGCCAGTTTACGACAGAATCAGTCGAGAAGGAGCAACTCGCCGAACTAAAGAAGCTCAATGAGGGCATTAGGAAAATGAAGATCGAAATGGACATTCCTGTGACTTTCTACACATGACAATCGCACTTGTCGAACAACGCGACTCCCGGTCCGGATCCGGAAATGGCAACCTTAATTCGAGCCAGGTCCGCGTCTGGTGGTCGTCTGGATCGGATGAGCTGGAGACGATCTGCAGCCAACTGAAGTCAACCGCTCCGTATTCGATCTCATGCCCAGTGATGGGCATTACTTTGGTTCGCAACCAGATCGACTACGAGCCGATCGGCGCGGGACGGTACAAGTGGTCGATCCACTACGAGGACCAAGACTTCCTTGACCTGCGAGTCGCACGCGCGCAGGAAATGGCCGACACGAATTTGGATGTCGGTGAATACCGAATCACAGCGTCGACGCTCGGTGGAACTGCTCACATATCGACGTCGATTGCGACGATGGCCAGTTACAAAGCGCTGGCCAATGCCAATGCAATCCCGAACTACAAGAACGCAATCAACGTCACTCGTGATGGTGCACAGGGAACTGACATCGTGGTTCCGCAATTGAAGGTCACCATTCATTACCGTCAGCCGCGGACCGTCCTCACGGATGCGTATTTCAGATTACTCGAGGAAATGACGGGTACGGTCAATATTGCGGATTTCAAGGGACGACCAGCGGGAGAGGTACTGTTTCTGGGTATCAACGGCAGCCAGGGGACAAAGTCCGATCCGACCATCGAGTACGAGTTTTTGCGATTGCCGAATGTCCAGAATCAAGACATCGGGGATATCGTCGGTGTGGCGAAGCGCGGGCATGATTTTCTTTGGGTGCAGTTCGAGGAGAGCTACGACTCGGCCGCGAAGATCATGAAGAAGATCCCGAAGTTCGTCTTTGTTGAGCAAGTCTATCCCTACTCCGATTTCGCCGCGTTGGGAATCTAAGCGTGGAACACGCCGCACAGAGTATCGCTGTTGAGTGGGCCAACAAGGCCGTCTCGTCTCGGCTGAATGTTACGGCGGGGAATGGTGAGCGACCAGAACGGCTGGACGCGTGGAAGCGCGAGCAACGCAAACGACTTCTTGCGTTTGCTCAATCCGCGGCGGAGACATTCGCGCGTCGTACGTCGTCAGTGGAGGGCAACGCCAATCAGTCAGACGCTGCCGTGGTGAAGACGATGGAAGCACTGATTGCGAGGGAAGTGGCCGCGGCTTCATTGGATCAGGCACGAATCGACGCGGAAATCGCTGCGGAGGTCGAAAGGCGATGACGCTCCCGCGAGTCCAACCAGGCCAAGCAGTCGACCGGTCTGCGATCGCCGAGAACATGATCCGCGATTCAGCGAACTGGGTCGCCTCGAACAAGCTGCGGCTGAATCCTCCGCGTGGCAGCATGGACGTAGCTCCGCTGTGGTTGCGTAATGACGCGGCCGGAAGCGTGACACGCGGCCAGATTCTCGGCATCGACGGGGTGGTTGTTCCGTACGCGGACGACGCTGCGGAGTTCCAGTTCAACACGGCGATCAAGGGGATCATCCCGGCGACCCCGACGCACATCGGGTTGTGGGCCATGGCGGCGGAACCGATCGCGTCCGGCCTGGTCGGACGAGGCATCCTAACCGGCGTGATGGCGGTCCCCATTACGATCAATCACGCGGACCATCCGTTCGCGGACATCGCCAATTCGTCCTACGCGTTGACCAGTAACTGGTACGGATCGGCGGAGATCCTATGGAAAGCGGCGAGCAGCGGCAGCACCTATGCGGTGGTCCGACTCGGGACTTACACATCGCCTGAGTACAAGGCCACAGCGGACGGAACGATCAACGCCGGCAGCTCCGGCACGGTGACGATCAAAAAGGACGGCTCAAGCAGTCAACAGGTGACAGCGTATCTGAACTGGATGGCCGGTACGCATAACGTGGCGTCCAGTGATGAGCTGCTGATCAAGTTTTTCCGTGACGAAAACAAGTGGGTCATCATCAACGCGGAGTGCGGGTAACGTGACTGCCAGCGGAATATTCGCCGGGAGAACGATTGACCGGCTCAATCTGATCTACCACGTCTGTCCAGTCATGGAGAACGACGAGTGGCGTCTCAACCTGGCTGAGATCAGACAGCGTTGGAACGTATTCAACGGGCGCCGCGTGCTGGCAGTGGTCAAAGGTGACGGACTGCATGATCCGGCTAGCGTGATGCGAGAACTGGGCAAGGACGATTGTGAGTGGATGTGGCTGCCGAACGATCGTGACCTGCGGGAGGTCGTCACGTTTCTTCCGCTCCTGGAATCAATCGCATCCACGTCACGGCGTGAGGCGTCTTTCTACGCACACACCAAGGGTACGTCCTCGGAACTGGGAATCTCCGGGCCTCGTGCATGGCGGAACACCATGTACCGAGTGCTGCTCGACAACATCGAAGTCGTCCGGGCGGCGCTGTTGACCCACGTGGCCGTGGGGACCACCAAGATGGTATGGCCAGACGGTGCCACTCCACCCTACCCCAATCGTCTGCGGCATGGGAACTGGATGTTTGCGGGGACCTACTTCTGGTTCAAGCATTCCGAAGTCTTCACTCGAGACGATTGGCGAGTCATTCCGCAAGATCGGTATGGCGCCGAGTCGTGGTTATCTGGGATGTTCCACTCCGACCAGGCGTTGAGCCTGTTTCAGCCGTGGCCGGTGGAGCAGTACCCGACACCGAGTCCGTACGACCCGACGCTTTATCCTCATAGGAGAGTGTAATGAGGATCCTTGTCACGGGAGTTGCGGGACTGATCGGCAGCAGATTCGCTCGGTGGCTGCTGGAGAATGTCACCGGGGCGGATGTCATCGGGGTTGACGACTGCAGTTGTGGCTACCCGGAGAACATCCCGGACGGCGTGCATTGGCACAAGCTGACGCTCGGATCTGGTGATTGGCATCTACCACGCATTTTCGCCAAGACTCCCCCGGACTATGTCTTTCACTTCGCGGCCTATGCCGCCGAAGGGCTTTCCCCGTTCATCCGGTGCTACAACTACCGCAACAACTTGGTGGCGACTGCTGAACTCGTCAACCAAGCGGTCGAGTGCGGAACGGTCAAGCGATTCGTCTTCACGTCCAGCATGGCGGTTTATGGTCGCAACGTCCCTCCGTTTGACGAGGAGATGCGCCCGAACCCGATCGACCCGTACGGCATCGCGAAGGCGGCGGCGGAGCGTGACATCCAGATCGCCGGCGACCAACACGGTCTGGATTGGTGCACCATCCGTCCACACAACGTCTACGGGCCTGGTCAGTCGCTCTGGCAGGACTACCGCAACGTCCTGGGAATCTGGATGGCTCGCCATCTCCAGGGCCTGCCGCTGCGGATCTACGGCGATGGAAACCAGAGCCGGGCGTTCAGTTTCGTCGACGACTGCCTTCCAGCGATCTGGGCCGCGGCCGTGGAGCCTGTCGCCTGCAGGCAGATCATCAACCTCGGTGGGACGATCCCGGTAACCATCCGAGAGGCTGCCGAGTTGTGCCGCGATGTGATGGGCGGAGGCGAGCTGGTGTACGTCGAGCCGCGACACGAGGTCGGTCAGGCATGGTGCACCTGGTCGAAGTCCGAGCGTGTGCTCGGGTACGAAGACCGCACGGCGTTCCGCGATGGGCTGACCGCTATGTGGAAGTGGGCCCGCGACGCGTGGTACGACTTCCCGGAACGTCGCGGGACGAGCGCGACAATCGAATTGGAGATTGAACGAGGCTTGTACTCGTTCTGGCAACCAACTCAACAGCAACCTGAAAGGGCAATAGTATGACGACATTCGACAGCAACATCACGATCAATGGGGACCTGCGAGTCACTGGCACAGCTCGATTTGTGACCACGGACGGCGTGAAGCGTGACGACCTGGTGCAAGATGTGCTAAAGCCGTTCACGATCCCGCTTGAGTCGTGGAAGGTGTTCGACGCACTCCAGACGAATCTGCCTGGCACGCCAACCAGCGACGACCTCGGGCTTGTCGGCGGTACAGTTGGCTCAGCAGCCCCGTCGATCCAGACTAGCGATTCGAAAGCCGCGACGACTACGCAGAAGATGCGGAGAACGATCCCGGTTCCTGTCGAGTTCGAGGCCGGAGAAACGCTGGTACTGCGTCTTCACGCTGGGATGCTGACAACCGTGTCGGACGGAACTGCCACCGTGGACGTCTCCGCCTACAAGAGCAACGAAGAGGCAGGCGTCGGCTCGGACTTGTGTGGGACCGCCGCTCAGTCCATCAACAACCTGACGCTCGCGGACAAGGACTTCACTATTACGAGCACCTCTCTGGCGCCAGGAGATTTGCTCGACGTGCTGGTGACGATCGCGATTACTGACTCCGCCACGGGGACGGCGGTGAAGGGGATCATCGGCTCGACGAAACTACTGGCCGACGTCCAGGGATGACGCACCGTGGGTGACGATTTGCTGATTTCGTGGCTGGCGGCGTGGCCTCTATGGGCCGCGTTGCTGGTTCTCGCGCCCGCGTTCCTGACGAGCCCAAGTCAGGCGTGCTGCGAAGCACCATGCACCGAATGGTGCGTGTTCTGTAGTTGTGACTCCCCGACGCAGTTTGAAGTCATTCCAGACGGGGTAGTCGACTCGGCAAGCTGCACGACGTGCGACACCGGTTACAACGGGGTGTCGTTCTTCCTTGACAGGAAATCTGAAACGTCGTCACTCTGCCGTTGGGAGTTGGTGCAATCCGGGCCGTGTTTGAGCGGTGAGAACAACCTTTGGCAACTCGACATCACGGACGTTGGAAGCGCGTTGCGAATTGAATTGCGAATGTATCGCGTAGTCGACGGATTTCCCTCAGTATTTACAGTTGTAGTCTGGCGAAATGATATATCGGAACCTGTCGAATGCTGCGCTGATCTAAACGGCCTTGAGCTCTTGTACTATTCACAAGGATCGAGTGTCGCCTGTGATTTCTCCTCCTCCACGGTCACGATCTACACGGACTGCTGATGATTGCCAGGTGCCCCTCGTGCAAGCGATTCAGAACCGTGTGCGAGTTCCCGTACAACTGCACGTGCGGGAAGGTTATCGCACGTGATGAAGTCGAAAGTGCGGCCGACGACACCCCGTCTGCGACGTTCCGCCGAATACTGCCGACCCGGCAAGTGCGACTCGCGCTCGAGGTCTGCGAAGTCTGCGACCGCCACCCGTGTCTCGGTCAGAAACCGTGCAAGCACGAGGATCAACTGCGTCGCGGGGACGGGTGTCCGCAATCGTGGTGGTTCTACGTGTGAATCAGAGTTCCGGCGGCTGAACTGCGTCACCCAAAAACTGCCTCTTCCGGCAGTCTCGCCTGCAACGTCGAGCATAAATAGTGCTGCTCGAATACCTGTCGCGTATTTCCCAAATGCTGCTCACCGTGGCCGTGCAGCTCGTCCACCGAAGTGCCGCTGCCGGCACGCAGCCATTTCAGTGAACCTCCGAGTTTCGCCTTCCGTGCGATTGTGGCGAACGTCCTTCGCATCATTTCCCGGCTGATCGTCAGCGGCCAGATAAGTTCCCGTTCCGGCGGGAACGTCGCGTCGATTAGCGTTATGGTACTCGGCCACAGTCCGACTTTCACTCGCTTGCCGGTTTTGTGCCTGACGGTGATGAACTCGCCGTTCGGCTGAATCCACGAACGCTCGACGGCCAGCATGTCGCAGACGGACAGACCTGTGTCCCAGTCGGACTGGATAAACGACATCCACCAGGCAGCTCTGCTGATCCCGCTCGAATACGTGCCATTCAGGTAGGAGGCTGATTCGACGAGCCTCGCGACTTCCTTGGCAATGTACCCGCACGGCACAAGATCACGGCGACGTACTCGCATGATTTTCGACATGGGCGGGTCTGTGATCAGGTCCAGCGATGCTGCGTAACGCCATAGCATGAGCACGTAGACGCGGCGATTGCGGATATAGCTGTCCGAGCGGCCCAGGGAACGAAGGCGTTTCAGGTCGGCGTTCAAACATTCGGCCGAAAGCGGCTGGCCGTATCTCCGAGCATGTCCACGCAATTCTCGTGCGTGTCCCTCGGAGATGTCGTGAGTTGTTACGTACCGATTCGCAATCTCAAGAATGTCGATCATGGTGCTGCCCCATTCATCGGCAACACCATCCGTGGCAGTTTTCCTCAGACGTTCAGTTTTCCGGTTATCGCGATTGTGACGTCGAGGTGTAGGAAACACCCTCACACGCGAGCATTGGACGTTGCATTGGTCTTCGGAACCAAAGGTTCCCCGTTCGAGCCGGGGCGGGCGTACTGAACGCAAACGAAAAAACCGCACGGTCGCCAGACCTCCGTGCGGCTGAAGCTTTCCGAGTTGGTGCAAAATGAAAAAGTTGATCCGTTACGAGTTTGCTTCGGGATGGGTGCTCACGCGTGAGTACGACTCTGAGGGAAACATTGACATTACAGAGCCGCTCAGGCAACCGGACGATCTGTTTCGCCTCGAAGATACGCCTGTAATTGGGCACGCGTATGCGGTGTTCCTACCGCGCGAGCGAGTTGTGCGATTTGACTTTTCGTGATTTTCGGTGCGTGGATGAACGCAGAGGAACCGTCTGACCAGGTGGCGAAAACGCGGTGCTGTGCGTCGCAGGACCACGCGATTTTCGACAGAAGCGGTTGTTCATGGCGTGAAACGAACCGTCCGAGAAACGGAACAACAGCCAACGCGGCGAGAAACGATCTGCGATTCATTGAGGAAACCTCCTGAAATGAAGCCGAATCAACGCACTTTTTCGAGCGAGAGAACCGGGAAACGTTCATCGCTGGCATGTTGACCATCAGGTGACCAGACACACGACGCCACGTCGTTTTCGATGGCTTCGACGGTCATGAGTTGGGTTTCCCCTTTAAGGCGAACCACATCCCCCGGGTTGATATATTCCATTGCAAGGACTCCCAAATGAGTGAAACGGAAATCAAAGAAGGCGACGTTGTGCGATTCAAAAGCGGCGGACCCAAGATGGTTGTGACGGAAGTCAAGGGCGGCTCGTTTTACTGCGAGTGGTTCGACGACAAGGGGAATCATCAGTCACGTCAAGTCAATCCAGTCGCGCTCGAGAAGGTGTCGCCAACTGAGTACGCGTGAAACAAAACGCTGATTGCATTGCGGGGAGAACAACATGTCAAAGGTCGAATTCTTCGGTGGACCATATGACGGAAAATCATTTGATATGCCGTTTATCCCAGACGTCATGGTGTTCAAAACCATGGATGGCGAGAACAAACTTGAAAACGGAAAGTTCACGTTCGACGCGAGAGTGTCGCAGTACATCTACAGGCTTGAGTTTCCCAATGGAGAAAATGAGCCCTTCGCGTACCGACTCAAACTCCGCGAACCCAAGGACCTTTACGAGTGGTTCGGAGCGTAATCGACAGGAGTGCATCCAAGGGGAACGACCCCAGCGGGAAGCACAACACCAACTTTACGATCGGGAGAAAACCGAACGAAGTGTTTCGTCACTTCGCCCGTTCGATTGTCGGTCATGTTGCACAGGAAATCAGATTGCTCCGACTCAGCAGATGGCTGCTTGCTAAAGCGATTTCGAAATGACCGAAGCTGCTGCATGATTCTCGATCTGATTGTGACGGCCATGGTTCGCTCCTGGATGTGACGAGACGCGTGCGTGAAATGAAACCGAGTGCATTGTACTTCGTACGGTTAACGGTACAATGGAGGCATGTCAACAGTGAACGACAAGACGACCAGAATCGTACTTGCCGCCAATATTCAAAAGCTGATGGCGGCAAGGGATTGGTCGGTTCGTGAGTTGTCCCGACAAACGACCGATCCCGTTATGACGATTCACAATACGATCAGCGGAAAGTCACTTCCTCGCGCGGGCGTGCTGACCAGAATTGCCGATGCTTTTGGTGTGACGGTTGACCAACTTCTTGCACGCTGAAAGATTTTCCGCAATCCCCTCTTGATTGCTGTACCAAATTCCGTACACTAGCCGATGACAGGTCATGGGACTTGTCACCGGCTTTTTTGTTGGTACTTGACCAACGAGCCGGGTGAAACCCCGGCGATTCTCGCGGGCTTCTCCGCAGGTCGCCATTGCAAGCATGGAGTGTGACCGATGGCGACGAGCATTGTCTCTACTCGTTTGGACCTTCAGTTCCACGAGATCGCCGGAATCTTTCCACTCATGTCGGATGACGAGTTCGATGGACTCGTTGAAGACATTCGAGCCAACGGCCTTCGCGAGTCGGTCAAGCTGTGGCAAGGCAAGGTTATCGACGGACGCAACCGCTACCGGGCTTGCCTGATGGTCGGAGTGAAGCCGCTTGTTCAGCACATGGAATTTGCTGACGAGAATCAGGCCATCGCCTACGTGCTGTCGGAGAATCAGCACAGGCGGCATCTGTCGTCGTCGCAACTGGCGATGGTTGCTGGACGGGTGCGTGAGGTGTACGAGCGGGCCGCGAAGGAACGACAAGTCGAAGCCGGGAAGAATCACGGACGCGGAAAGGTTGTGGCCACGAGTCCACAACCTATTGATTCAGGAAAGTCTCGCGACACCGCAGGAAAGTCTGTAGGCGTCTCGGGAAAGTCCGTTGACCGCGCCACCAAGGTCATCAAGCAAGGTGCGCCAGAGTTGCAGGAGGCCGTGAGCGAAGGGCGCGTCCCGGTCGCTGTAGCTGCCAAGCTGGCCGACCTCCCGAAGCCGATTCAGCGTCAGGCCGTCTCTGGCGGCAAGCCAGCCATCAAGGCTGCCATTGAGGACGCGAAGCCGAAGCCAAAGCCTACGCCAATCGCGGACGTGTTGTTCAGGGCATTCCGCGAGCTACTCGACAGGGTTGATTCAATCTTCGAGCAGTTCGGTACGGCTGACAAGATGCTCGCCAGTCCAGCGTGGAAGGCATGCGATACGGGCATGTTTGAAATCGTCGTCGGAGAGCTGGCGGACAAGTTCACCAAACTGAATACGGAGATTAAAGCGTATGTCGAAGAGTATGAAGCGTAACTTCCGCGCGGAAGTGGAGCACGAGCTGTATCGCGTGCTGGTGAAGCACAAGGACAGCGAGTTGTCGCTGCACGAAATATCTGAACTGGCGTTGAAGACTGGCCGCATCGATCAGGACATGCTCGACGGCGTGAGGGACAAGGCCGTCGAAAAGTACTTCGGTCACATCATGCGGTCGGAGAGTTTCAAGGACCGGCACGGCGATGAGGTGCGGAAGTACCACAGCTACCGGAAGTTCACGCAGACAGACGACGGTCGAGAAGTCCAGCTTTGCATCTGGCGTACCATCGAGACCATGACACCTGCGCAGATGGGGCTGTCCGCCAAGTCGCGGTTGGAACAGGCGGACGATATCCGTGAGAAGGTGCGCGTCGACGTGCGATGGTGGGACGAGAACGTCGCGGAAAAGTTCAACGCGAAGCCACTGTCGAAGCAACTCAGCTTGAACGTCAATGAGGAGTAACTGCGTCGCCGAGCCGGGGGTGACTCGGCGACTGGTCGCGTGTGGAGTGGTCCGTGCCTGGCTACCAAACCAGGCTAACGCAGTTCGACTCTGCGGCACGCACTGAGGCACGTAAGCAGGGTTTGCAGCATCTGGCGGTGTTGCAAGGCGAACAGCCGGACGTTCCGGCGGCGTGCCTCGTTTTTGATCTGGAGGAACTGATGGCAAAGAAATCGAACAAGTATGTGATTGTGCGGACGTATTCCGCAGGCGTGTTCGCCGGTGAGCTGGAGTCTCGTAACGGTCGCGAGGTCGTCATGACCAACGCCCGGCGACTGTGGTACTGGGATGGTGCGGCATCGCTATCGGAGTTGGCTCAGCGAGGGACGTCGAAACCGGCGAAGTGCAAATTTCCGTGTGCTGTGGATCGTGTCGAGTTGCTCGAAGCGATCGAGATTCTCGACGTGACTGACGACGCGAGGAAATCAATCGAGGGAGTGCCGGTATGGTCGAATTGAATGTTACTTCCGGATCCGGCTCCGGCTCCGGCTACGGATCCGGCTCCGGCTCCGGCTACGGCTACGGCGACGGCTCCGGCTACGGCTACGGCTCCGGCTACGGCTCCGGCGACGGCTCCGGCTACGGCTACGGCTCCGGCTACGGCTCCGGCTGATGTGATTTTGTACGTCGCGGCCAGACACTCTTACGCTGACCCCGTTTCGAGCGACGGCCGCGGCGGTTTTTTCAACTTGGACGCAACGCAAGGAGGTGAGACGTGCTTGTGCTGTCGAGACTTGCCGGCGAGTCGATTCGGATTGGAGACGTCGTCGTCCAGATTGTGGACATCAGGAACGGACGAAAAGTTCGACTCGGCATTACGGCTCCGCGTGAGACGCCAGTGCATCGTGAGGAGGTGTATCAGGCAATCAAGTTGCAGGAGCGGAGAAATGATAACTGCGGGTGATGTTGGCTGGACGTCGCTACAGGTCGGGCTCGTCGGCTTAGCAGTGATGGTCCTGACAATTTCATGTTTGATGTGCGTCGACTATTTGAGGGATTCGAGATGAAAGTGACGTCATTCAAATCAGCATTCGGGAAGGCCGGATACAAAACGACAGGCCGGTACCAGACCGACAAGGAACAGTCCATTCGCCTTCAATTCGAGACAGCGGACAGGACTCCATCGGATCAGCTTTACGCCGAGTGCGACCGGTTGATCGCAAGAGGAGTCGCGGAGATTCAGTCTACATGGACCGAGGCCGGCTTCGAGCGGCGTGCCGCCTGGGCCGCAAGCAGAGAGGTCACTATGCCGCAAATCGAAATCCACCGCATCTGCGACAACGTGCTGAGTTTCAGGGCAGTTGGGTAGGTCTGGCTGGAGAGACACTCGCAAGCGAAAGAGAGGTGAGACGTGATCGTGTTCGATATCGAAACCGGGCCACTCCCGGACGATGAGTTGTTGTTCAGGATTCCGGCCTTTGAGCCTCCTGCTCATCCCGGCATGTTCCGGGAGGATGCCGTCAAGACTGGCAACACAAAGGATCCCGTCAAGATTGCGGAGAAGATCACGGCAGCCAGGGACGCACACGTGGCGGCTGTGAAGCGGTACGAGGAAGACGTCGCCACAGCTCGCGATCAATGGTTTGCAGAAGCGAAATCGCGGGCTGCACTGTCTCCGCTGACCGGGAGGGTGCTGGCCGTCGGGTATTACTCGACGGACACAAAAAACACCATCCTCGACGTAGACGACGATGAGTCGGGAATGCTGGGACGGTTCTTCGGTCAGTACACGAAAGCGAAAGTCAACGGCCGCAAGTTGGTCGGCCACAACATCAACTCGTTTGACGTGCCATTCATGATGCGTCGGGCGTGGATGCTGGGGTTCGATGTGCCGGCCGGAATTGTCGACAAAGGAAGGTGGCTCGATTCCGTCACGTTCGTCGACACGATGCAGTTGTGGGGGTGCGGCGGTCGGGAGCCGGTGAAATTGGACGTGTTGGCGAAAGCGTTCGGGGTGGGACAAAAGCCAGACGGTGTCGATGGTGGAATGTTTGCGGAACTACTGAGAAGTGACCCAGCAAAAGCCAAGGAGTACCTCGCCAACGATTTGGCGATGACGGCGGCAGTGGCAGAAAGAATGGGAGTGATTTGACATGTTCAAGCGAGCGACAAAGAAGAAGCTGAAATTGCGAATGGCCATCGACGGCCCGGCCGGATCCGGCAAGACCTACACGGGATTGAGATTCGCGTTCGCGTTGGCGGGTTCCACTGGTCGGGTGGCGGTGATCGACTCCGAGCACCGCTCGGCAGCGAAGTATCAAGGAGAGTCTCCCGACGGCATCAAGTTCGATTTCGACGTCTGCGAGATGGATCACTACGCACCATCCACGTACACGCAGGTCATCCGTGAGGCTGGCCGGCAAGGCTATGACGTGCTGGTGGTCGACTCGCTCTCGCATGCGTGGGAGGGCGTTGGCGGGGCATTGGAGCAAGTTGATAAAAAGGCTGAGAAGACAGGCAATTCTTTCACGGCGTGGAAGGATGTCACGCCGATGCACAGGGAAATGGTCGAGGCGATTCTGGCCAGTCCCTGCCATGTGATTTGCACGATGCGGTCCAAGATGGATTACATCCTCGAAGAAGTCACGAACAAGGCCGGGAAGAAGGTCATGCAGCCGAAGAAAGTCGGCATGGCTCCCATTCAGCGGCAAGGGGTGGAGTATGAGTTCGACGTGGTGGCCGACATGGACATCGATCACACGCTGACCATCTCCAAGTCTCGGTGCCCGGCAATCGATGGAGTGAAGGCCGTCAAGCCGGGCGCCCCGTTCATCCAGCCACTCACTGCGTGGCTGGGCGAGGGTGTCGAGGACGAGCGGATCGTGCAACCGGCGGAGGAGGAGGCGGCAATCGAAGAAGTGGTCGTGCTACCACCTCCGGTAGAGGCAAAGGTGGAAGGGAATGAGTCGGAACAGTCGACAAAAAAAGCTGGCGTCCGGCTGAACGGGAAGAAGTCGACAGCAGACAAGTCATCTGCATCGACATCTGAGCCATGTGGAGATGTCATGGCGGGCCGCATCAAGCAGGCCGCACAAACAGCAGGGGTTCCCGCGGCCAAGCTGAAAGAGGTCCTCGCACGGCACGGCTGCAGCAAGCTGGCAGAGCTACCCTACACGGAAGCTCAGTCGCTTCTCAACAAACTGGAGCCAGCGGCACAGGAGGCGGCGGCCCCTTTTTGAGTCCCGACTGGTGGCCACGGATCATTCGGCCACTGGTCGCGAAATACGGGGCGGAGGATGTCTGGCGGGTCGGCATGGTGATTCTCGGATACCCGCCGGCATGGGTGCACAGGTCCGATGAAGTTTTGAAAGTCCAAAAAGCGTTGCAGAGTTCATAGTTCACGGTTCACAGTTCACAGAGCGAGATTGAAGGAGAGAGACATCATGGTGCGAATGGGAGCAAAGCAGGTCCAGTCTGAGGACGACATCCAGGGGAACGCGAGGCCGTTGCCGGGGCGGTATCACGTCATCGTGAAGCATGCGGATGACTCGTTCGAGAAGTTCGACAAGGTGATCGTGGAGTTTGAGGTGCTTGCGGGAACAACACCTGGTCAGGAAGGCCGTTTAATCACGGAGTTCTTTGCTACGAGCGAGAAGGCACTGCCACGATTGCAGCGGCTGGCACTGTGCTTGGGATTACTGGCCCCGGGTGAGGAGGAGAAGGAAGTTGAGTTTGCCGAAGCGGAAGGGCGGCAGCTCGTGATCGAAGTAGAGGATAACGAGTACGAGAAGAAGGACGAGGACGGCAACAAAAAGACGGTCAAGGGAGTGAGGGTTGGCTTTCTCGGCATGTGGTCGCTGAACAACAAGGCCGTCAGCGACGTGCCGAAAAACAGGGATGCGTTGAAGCTTATGGAAGATGCCAGCGTGGGAGTTGGTCAGTCGGCCGCGAAGTCGACGACGAATGAAACTGCGGCGACGGCGACTGCTGCGGCGTCAGGTGGATCCGGCGACAAATGGGCCGATCTGTAGGTTTGCCTCTTCTTTCGCTCGCGCGGCGGTTGGCGGGCAACTGCCGGCCGCCGTGTTTCTTTCCTGTCGATGTCGACATCCTCACTTTCACGGAATCCACTCCATGGCCGCCAAGTTGGAAGAAGTCATTCTCACCTTTGACCGCGAGCGGATCAGGTTTGACGGTGGCATGTGCGAGCCTGACGAACCATCTGGCTGCATCCTGGAGTGTTCAAAGGTTGAGAGCGAAGAGGAACGCATTCGCAGCGGAATCGATTTATCCTTTCACGCATTTACTATCGTGAAAACCGAATGCTGCCCAAACGAACTCGTTCATGGCCTGTCGTACCGATTCTTTGGACGCTGGGCCACGCACGAGAAGTATGGCAAGCAATTTGACGCCAGGACATTCGTTAAGGTGCAGCCGGCAAATCGTGTGGGGGTGATCCGCTATCTGATGCAGGCCCCCGGCATAGGCCAGAAGACTGCGACGACACTCTGGGACAAGTTCGGCGGCGAGGCGGTCCGGATTGTCAGAGAGCAACCAGACGTCGCTTCCGTGGCAGTCGGCGGCCAGTTCAATGAGGCAAAAGCCAACGAGGCATCTGCCTATCTCACTCGCGAGGCGTCACTTGAGGCAACCACGATTGATCTGATGGATGTTTTATCCGGCCGTGGGTTCCCGCGGTCGATCGGCAAGCGTGCTGTCGCAGAGTGGGGGAACAAGGCAGCCGAGATTATCCGTCGTTCTCCTTACTCCCTCATGCGTTTCCGTGGCTGCGGGTTCCTGCGGTGTGACCAGTTATTCCTCGACCTCGGCGGCTCGCCCGGCAAGATTAAGCGGCAAGCGTTGGCAGCTTGGTATTCCATCGCCCGCGACACGAGCGGTCACACGTGGCACATGCCGGTGACGGTCGAGCGAGGACTGGCGGAGCGAATTGCCGGAGCTCGCGTGGAAGCAATTCCCGCGGTGAAGCTCGCCAAGCGTGGAAGGTTGCTGGCAACACACAGGAACGGAGACGGCAAGCTGTGGTTGGCTGAGGCGAAGAAGGCGGGAAATGAAAAGAAGGTTGCGGAGCGGGTGCGGCAGTGGCTGGACGAGCCGGCGTCGTGGCCGGACATCTCCACGCTCGACATCAGCGAACATCAGAGGGAGCAACTCAGTCAGGCATTGGGGTGCCCGCTTGCTGTGTTCGGAGGAGGTCCTGGAACCGGCAAGACGTTCTCGGCGGCCAGATTGATCAGTGAGATCATCCGGGTCCACGGCACCGGACAGGTTGCTGTGGCGGCCCCCACGGGGAAGGCAGCCGTGCGAATTACCGAACTGATGAACGGCTACGGCGTGAAGTTGCGGGCCCGGACAATCCATTCACTCTTGGGTGTGGCGAGCAGAAGCGAGGGGGACGGCTGGGGATTTGAACACAACGAGGAAAACCCACTCGAATTCAAGTTCGTCATCATCGACGAATCCTCCATGATCGACGTGGACCTGGCGGCTGCGTTCTTTCGTGCGTGTGGATCCGGAACTCATGTTCTCTTGGTCGGTGACACTGGCCAACTCCCGCCCGTCGGGCACGGGGCGCCACTGCGTGATTTGATTGCGGCCGGAGTCCCGACTGGGATCCTCACGGAGATACGCAGAAACTCCGGGGACATCGTAAAAGCATGTCACGAGATCCGAGCGGGGAAGAAGTTCAAGGTTAGTCCCAAGCTGGATCCGGGCTCCGGTGAGAATTTGCGGCTACTGCCGGCCGTCAGCTCGAAGGCGGCCCTTGAGCAAATCGTCAAGACGATTCACGCCATTGGCAACCGAGGTCTCGCTAACCCGATCTGGGACTGCCAGGTGATTGTGGCGGTCAATGCGAGGAGTGAGCTGTCGCGGAAGGCGGTCAACGAGAGGTTACAGAGAGAGTTGAATCCGGGAGGAGCGAGGGCGGCGGGAAACCCGTTCCGGGTCGGAGACAAAATCGTATGTTTGAAGAACGGCTTTTATCCAGTCGTTGACGACGCACCGCCAACTTTCAACGTCGAGAAATCAACCGACGGCAAGGTGTTCGTGGCAAACGGCGAGCAAGCCGCGGTCAAACTGGTCGAGTCAAAGATGACGATTGTGCAGATGGACGCGCCGGCCAGGTTGATCAAGATCCCACGAGGGGCCGGGCAGGATGCTGCGGATGACGGTCCCGGTAGCCAGGGGGGAAGCGGAGATGGAGGAAATGGATCAGACGAGACTTCCGCCTCTGGCTGCCAGTGGGATTTGGCGTATGGGATTTCGTGTCACAAGTCGCAGGGCTCGGAGTGGCCCATTGTACTGGTGGCCCTCGATGAATACCCGGGCGCCCGAATGGTATGCAGTCGCGAGTGGCTCTACACAGCCATGAGTAGGGCGAAGGAGGTCTGTTTTCTCGTCGGAAAGCTGGCGACAGGTCAAGAGATGGTGAAACGGGAAGCGATTGGGAAGAGGAAGACGTTTTTGAAGGAGTTGATTTGTGAGCGAGAGTCAGGAAATCAATCAACTGAAGTCGGCGTTGCAGAAAGCCAGGCTGTTTGCCATTAAGCACGGAGTCGGCTTGCGTGACTTTTCAGCAACGTGCGGTGTCTCACCAACTCAGATGAGCGAGTGGACGTCTGGAGTTCCAGCGGGACCGCCAGACATTGCATGTAGCAGGTCGCAGCCACAGTCACCGGGGAAAAAGCTGCGACTCGGTGCGGCCAACGTGAAGAGTGATGAGGAATCCGAGTCCGATGCGGACGAGGCAATCGAACAGGCGGAACGTATTATCGAAATGACGAACGAACTGCCTGTCGCCGGCTCAGCTTTCGGTGACTCAGTTGCTGGAAAGTGCGAGGAGATCGCGGCGAACATTCGCAAGTTCAGGCGAGTGACTGAGTCACAACAGAACGCACTCGACAACATGGAGTCAGGTGTATCCAGATGGTTTCACGACTGAAGGAAAAACCGACTTCCATTACGTGTCCATTTACCATCCTGGTCGACGGCCGGGAGAAAGCTCCCTACCAATTCACGGGGCTCGTTGCGGATGCCGACCACGATCATCTCCCGATCGTCGCGACTTGGGAATGGTCGCATCTCAAAACCGGTGACTATTCCATCTCCGGACTCGAACATCTAGTGACAGTGGAGCGAAAGTCGTTGGATGATTTGTATTCAACTCTCGGCAGTCACCGGGACCGTTTTCAGGCGGAACATGAGCGACTGGCCAGTTATCCCGCTGGCCGTGCCTGCGTGGTCATTGAAGCGACGTGGGAGGATATTTTGAATCGGCCGCCAGAGAGGTCGAAGCTGCGGCCAAAGACGGTGTTGCGAACTGCCGTGTCGTGGCAGGTGAAATACGGAATCCCCTGGGTGACGGCTGTTGACCGGCGGCTGGCGGAAATCTGGACGTTTCGTTTTTTGGAGAAGTGTTGGTGGCAATGTGAGAAGGAGGTTGCAGAGCATGGTGAAGATGAGTGGAACGATTTGTGACGACGAACGATACGAGGAACGAGACGAGGAAGAATTGGAGGATGAGTGCGAGGATGAATGTGAGGAGGATGGAGTTTTAGCGGGCGCCACTGACAGCGAGGACGCTGTGGACGCTGATGACGCTGTGGACTCCGAGGACAAACCGCAAACAAACATCATGCAAGCGGCGGACTTCAAGGCGACTGCATCACGCACTTCAAACGCCTGTGTCGAAATCATCCTCGACGACATCTCAGACGCCGAGCGAACGTGCTCGGAGTCGGAGCTGCGTGTGTCCCGTTGTCGGTCCGAGCTGAAGTCGGCCAAGTCGGAATATGAGGATGCCGTGCTGCACCTACGTGAACTCTGCCAGGCGATTCAGAACGATGCCGAGCGGCCGTTGATGCCGGCGTTTAAGGAGGCGGAGGCGGGAGGGGGAGTTGCTGAAGTGGAATCATTCTCCGAACAGAAACCTGACTGGCGTTCCGCTCCTCTTTCCGACCTCGCCATCCCCGACGGAGTTCTCTCCAAACTCTACGAATCCAGTGTCGAGACCGTCGGCGAACTGGAAGACCTCCGGGCGGAAATCTCGACCGGCAAGGCAAAGTGGCCGAAGGGAATCGGGGCGGCCAAGGTGACGGTGATTGAAGATGCGGTGATTCAGTGGCTGACGGTGAATCAGGGGTGAGGGTGGGTTGTCGATTTCCACGAGAAAGTCAGCTTGGCCTGAAAGACATCAATGGTCACGACGACGACACGCAAAGAGGCACGGCCGCCTAAGCCTGCACGGATGCCGCTCAACATCGAGGAAATCCCCCACGAGTTGCGTGGGCTCCCTCGATGGGTCGTCTGGTCCTGGACGTGGCGGAGGAAGTCGCAGAAGTATGACAAGCCGCCACTCCAGACCAACGGCTCGCCGGCCAGCTCCACGGATCCAACAACGTGGACGCGATTCGAGAGTGCGGCCGTCGCGACCTTCAACAGAAACGACGGCATTGGATTTGTCCTGGGGACAGACGTCGGCATCGTCGGCGTGGATCTCGACGACTGCCGGAATCCGGACACGTGTGAGATATTCGAGCCGGCAGCATCCATCATCAAAAAGCTGGACAGCTACGCGGAGGTCTCGCCGTCTGGGACTGGAGTGAAAATACTTCTCCACGGCCAACTGCCTGAGAAATGCACCAAGGTCAATCACAGTGCTGGCGTGGAGGTTTACGGGGAGGGCCGCTATTTCACGATCACTGGTCAGCGGGTTCCGTCATCGCCGGCTGATGTCAACGAACGTCAGCATGAACTTGAATGGCTCCTCTCGACATTCGTAGAGCAGAAGCACGGCGAGAATGGCCGCGGCTCGCTCGCAAACGACGACATCGAGGTTTCCAGGTCGGCCCTCGCCGCACTTCGTCCCGATCGTGCTGACGGATATTGGGATTGGCTCCAGATCGGAATGGCTCTGCACAGCGTCAGCGACTCACTCTTACCGGACTGGGAGCGGTTCAGCGTGCAGTCTCCCAAGTATACAGACGGCGATTGTCAACTGAAGTGGAAGTCGTTTCGCCGCTCAGGAGTCGGACTGGGAACGCTAATTCATCTCGCGAAGCAAGATGGGTGGACTCCTCCGAAACGCAAGCGGAAGACGTACCAGGGGAACTGCAGCAGCAATGGCGGCAATGGTGAGGACTCAGACGAACTGACCATCGTCACGAACTGCACGACGATTGACGACGACGAGGACGGCAGCGAAAAGACCATTCCGCTATCGATGGCGGAAATCATCGACAACATCCACGAACTCACGCAAGGGTGGCCGAAGCGGATCGGGGATTCACTGTTCATCCACGATCGGGATGTTGCCGACCACCGCGTGGATTTTCTGAAGTCTGAGTCGTCGCTGTTTGGGTTCTTCCACTCGCGGTGCGGCGTCCATTGGACTCGCGGGGCCCGGTACGTCACGAAAACAGAACTATTCGCCGAGCTGCAGCGGTCGGCTGAGTCGTTCGACATGGTCGAGAGGCTGCCGCACGAGCCGAAATTCAAGCGTCACTACTACGTGTGCGGAAACCCGAATCCGGCAGTTGGGGCTGAGTGCGAGAGATTTCAGGAGTTGATTGATCGATTTTCGCCAGCCACCGAAGTGGACCGCGATTTGATTCAGGCGGCCTTCATGACTCCGGGATGGGGAGGGCCGGCCGGGTCTCGTCCTTCCTTCGTGATCACGTCCGACAAGGGCCGCGGCTGCGGAAAGACGACTCTCGCCGAGCTGGTGGGGTCGCTGTGGGGAGGCATTCTGTCTTTTTCGCACCGAGAGGAGATCGGGAAGATCAAGACACGACTCCTGACTCCCGACGCGATGTCCAAGCGGGTATGCCTCCTCGACAACGTCAAGTCGCTGAAATTCTCGTGGGCAGAACTTGAGGGGATGATCACGTCCACGGAGGTGGGGGGGCACCGCATGTATTGCGGCGACGGTGCGCGTCCCAACACGATGACGTGGTTCATCACGCTGAATGGCGCCAGTCTCTCCACCGACATGGCTCAGCGGGCCGTCATCATCAAACTGGAAAAACCGAACCGTACCGGCGAATGGTCGGATGATACGCGGAGGTTTATCGAGGATCACCGCGAGGAAATCATCGCGGGAATCATTCACCTGCTGCGGCAGCCGGCCCAGTCGCTCGAAAAATTCTCCCGCTGGGCATGCTGGGAACGTGACGTACTTGCCAGGACTCCAGAGCCGTCGGAGGCTCAGAAGGTCATTGAGGAGCGTCAGACGGCGTCAGACGTGGAGATTGAAGAGGGGGAAATGATTGAGGAGTTTTTTGCCTCGAAGCTGGCGTGGCTTGGCTACAACGTAGCCGTGGACTGGGTTCTCATCCCCAGTCGAGTGGCAAATGAGTGGTACTGCAAGGTTCAAAACGATCGAGTTACGACGTCCCAAACGTCCCGGATTTTGAAACAAATGGCCTCGGAGGGACGCTTGAAGCGTCTCAAGGAACACAGGAGTGGTACGGAACGCGGTTTCATGTGGACAACAGACGTTTTCGACAGAAGTTACTTTCAAGACATACACTTACGAATTTCTGACAAGGCGTTTTGTGAGTGACTCAATGACACTAATGACACTTTTTTTCCTAACCCGAGGGGCTCAGAGAAAAGAAAGATAGGGACATAGTGTTCCTGAAAGTTCAGGGTTGTACTGAAAGTCGCGAGGCATGTGTCAAAAGTGTCATTTCTGACGGCAGACCTTTTGGAGCGAAAAAACGCGATGGGTGAAAAAGGCAAATTCATTGTCGTAGATGTGGAGAGGTAATGACGTGGCACAACCAACGCCAGCAGTTCGGACGGCTTCTAAGAAAGGAGGGATTGACGATTGTCGCTATTCAATCCATCCAACCGATGTGCCAGTGCTGTGTCACGAGGCATTTACGTGAGAACAAAATCAATCCACACAAACGCGGAATGCGTTACCGGGTAACCAAGTGAAGACATCGTCATCACCAGCGGCAGCCCCACTCCCCTGTCCCGTTTGCCGCTCTCCCTTCTTTTGGTTCTCGATTTACGACAAGTCGCTCTCCTCTCCCAACTGCTGTGATTGCCGACTGGCGCCATCCTCCTCGCTGGTCCGACTCCCGCTGTGGGGTATTGCCGGCCCGCCTGGCGGCCCGTGGTGGTGGGAGACGCTGGAGGACGAGCCAAGGGTGTTCCGGGAGTCACAAGACGTTCGTGGTGGATTGCAGGAGGAAATTAACGTCAGTGATTCCCGCCAGCTCGTCGAGCACGCATTCCACGGCCACCGCCTCCTCTCCGTGGTGGGATCGGGATCGGTGGCCGGACAAAGCGACAAGTGGAAAAAGTGTGCGACGTGGTGTTGGGGAGATCAGCAGGAAGATGAAAAACAGGAAAACTAGAAGGAGTGAACAATGGACCCCACAGAAATTACCCGTCGTCTCGCCATCGCCCGTCTCGCCGTCGAGTACTACTCGGCACTGGAGAAAGGCGAGCCGTTCGAGGTGCAGTGCAGGTACGCAAACGTGAACTACGACGCTCGTTGGTTTGACATATCGTCTTGTCCTGAGTTCACGAGAAACTGCGACTGGCGACGTAAACCGGCAGAGCCGAGACGGCTCGTACTGTATCGGTATAGAGACGACTGGTTGTCCGTGGTGAACAAATACGATCAACCCGACGAAACCGCCACGTTCATCGAGGTGCCGCCGGACTCGACGCCAGAGCCGAAGCGGTGGTGGGTGCGAGAGCACGAGCTATGCCGCAGCAAATGTGACGTGATACACACGCTGTGCGAGCGTGTGGTGCAGGTGGTGGAGGTGGAGCCGTGAGCAATTTTCAGTTCTCCCACGAGTGGTGCATCCAAGCGGTCGCTGAGCACGAGCGAATGGCAGCGAGGATTGCGGAGCTGGAGGCGGCGTTGCTGCTCTGTACCGACATCGCATGAGGTGCTCACCACATGATCCCAGGTGACAGGTGTGCCGCGATTTGCGAGGTGGTGAGGAAGGCTTTGGTTGAGAAGGCGGGAGGCGGGGAGTAATCACGGACTTCAGGAGCTGAAACGCATGAAGCACAGACACTATCAGGTTCGGAAGTCGATTGTCCTGCAAATTCCTGAACTGACGATCGGTGAAACGATCATCATTCGAGTCCGACGATCTGGTCGCAGGGACGGTCGACGGAGAAACAACAGGCGTCACCTTGTCATCTCCTCGTCGCACGCACGGAAGATCGCGATTGACAAATTGGCCGAAACGGAGTCCAATTCTGTCAATGCAGCGGGAAACCGCGTGGGCTCGCATTAACGGCGGGCCAAGTTTTGATAGTTGATCCGTTAGGGATGCTATCGAGATTTGGTCCGCCGTTTTTTCGTTCGAACGCGAGGTGTCCCATGCGAGCGTTCGAGGCCGTCCATGTGATTGATCACCTGCTCACGCGGCAGTTGCCTCGCGAGCACAGGGTCGCAGTGCTGGAAATCGCCAGAGCTGGGTACGCGGGTGAGACAGGGGAGTTCGTCGGGAGGACTGAGCAGCAAGAGGCGGCGATTAGGTGTTTGGACTGCGGAAGTCCGATGTGCGAGCACTGCGAATTGCGAGATGTGAAACCATGAACGCGATCGACCGGCCAAGACGCGAGCTGCCCAACGGCGTGACGATTTCGCCGCTGGTCGTGGTGTCGACCGGAGAGTCCTGCCACGGCAGGCGAGTCTGGAAGCTCGTCAAATCGCTGGTGCTGCGACTGCAGGCGAGCGACGGTTGCGGGCACATCACACTCCACATCACCGTCCCGGCCGGATTCGAGACCGACTACGCATCGGTGCCGCGGCTGTTCTGGCACCTGTGGCCGCACGACGAGTGTGCTGAGGCCGCTGTCGTCCACGACTGGCTGTACTCGCACCCCGACGTGGACCGACACCTGGCTGACACGATTCTGCGACTCGTAATGGCACTCACCGGAAAACCGAAACTTATGCAATGGTGCTTCTATCTGGCCGTCCGATTCGGCGGTCGATGGGCGCGCAAAACACGAAAGGCGAACGAATGAAACGACTCTTGGCAATCCTGTTGATGTTGATCGTGGCGGCCCCCGTGGCCGCGCAAGCCGTGATTCTCGATGTGAGCGGAGCGACACCTGGCAAGTACTTCTATCAGGTCACTGTCGCGCCCGGTGGGATCATCACGGTCGTGCCTGTCACGCAGGTGATCAAGCTCACGAATCCAACACCAACACCGACGCCAGACACGCTCACCGCCAGGTCCATCCGCGTGCGGGAGGCAGCGAAAGCGGTCACCGGGGACGCGGACCGAGCGGGAACCGCCGCAGTGATCGCAGCCTACTACCGCGAAATCGCGTCCAAAGTGAAAGCCGGCGAAATCAAGGGCAAAGAACCGATCGCGTTCGCCATCAAGACCGGCTGTGACATGATCCTCACCAGCCGAAAGGCGTCAGCACCGTGGGATCCGGTCCGCTCGGTGGCAGCCGAGTATTGGACGGCTCTCGTCCAGGAGGGAGCCACCGATGCGGACTATGCGAAGCTGCTGGATGAAGTCGCCATCGGACTCGACGGCTCGTACGACGGGGACCCTCAAATCGACATGGCCATGATCATCCAGATCATCAAGTTGGTCATTGAACTGCTTGAGAAGTTTTTTCCGTGAGCCCCCGGCCGACACGGGGGTGACGAGTGGCGAGACACGGACCGCTTCGGAGACTGCTGCACATGACCAACACGTTCCTGGCAAACCTGATTCCGGACAGCAACCGCATCGAAGTGGCGTTCGCCAATCGAACAGCGGCAACAAGCCTGCTGGAAGGACTGTACGCGGAATCTTCTGGTTTCGTCGGCGTGTTCATTGACGAGGATGGGCAGCCTTCATGGGCTCGTCGGGCCGCTCGCTATCTTGCCGATGAGTTTATGCACGACACACCCGGACGGATCAAGCTGTTCGGTGATGTGCTGTCGACGATCGGAGATGATGGCGCCGGCCAGTGCCTGCCGAACTGGCGGTACGCTCTCGATGCGTGGATTGCTGGCGGGCGCCAGGGAGTGGAGCCGTACACGGCACAGCAGGACTACGGAAGCTGCGTGGACGCGTCCTGTGGAGAGCACGAGACCGTTCTGACCGGCTACCGTGCCACCAAGATGCCGGAGGTCAACGAGGAGTGGCGATTGTCGTCGGCCTGGTTCAAGTACGCCGACCGCGGCTACTGCTCCGACGGCTGGAACGGATCCGGCATAGCGACCGTGGCAAAACGGGTGGGGATGGCCTTCCGAACCAAGTACGAAATCGGTTCGAACTCGGTGGACTTCACCGACGACGACTCCAACGAGCGGACAGTGGCCCGCACCTGGTGCCGGAGTGGCATCCCCTCCTGGCTGACAGAGCACACGTCAAAAAACCACGCCTACGAGGATGGAGCCATCACGCGGTTCGAGGGTGGAGTCAAGGAGTTGCGGGCTCTGTTCGCCGCTGGCGGAGTGATTCACACCAGCGGCACTCGCACGTCGGGAGGGTCGAAGCCGTTCATGATCGGAAGCGTCGGCCCCCACATGCAATCCGGGGTCGGCTGCGACGACTCGGACGAGTTCCGCAAGTTCTGTAGGGAGACAATCGGAGTCACGCCGCGCGACAACGATTACCCGGTCGTGATGAATCAGACGTGGGGGTCCGGTTGGCGTGGTGAATGTGCCGACAAGTACTGGCCGACATGGTGGGGACCAAAGCCGCAGGGGGCCTGGGTCTGGTGGGCAAGCGACGTCATCAAGAGGCTCTCGTGCGATTACGCGTGGCTTCCTCGCGTGAAAGGGTTCCAGCGAACGACTCCGCTTCCGCCGACACCGGATCCAACAAAGCGGGCGCCGGTGCTGGTCGGGCATTTGCGGGCCGAACCGCTTCCGCACGGTATCGCGGTCCGTGGGGAGATTTCACTCACGCAGGCTGATCGCACCTGGTACTACATCGCGGTCCCAGCAGGCGATGGGCTGTACGCACTGGAGGAGAAACCGCAACTGTGAACGTCGTCGTTGTCATACTTCTGGCCGTGGTCTCGCTCGACGTCCCGCGTTCGCGGGCGGTCACCGTCCCACGGTCGATCGAGCGGACATTGGTCAGGATTGGCGTTGGTTTGGCCCAGTCGTATGGCAACGAAGCGAATCTTGAAACGCTTTATCGAGCATTGGAGGGTAATCTTGGCGAAGCCATTTCCATTCGTGAGCCGAGGTTGTTTCTTGCGGGACGAAGAGAAGGCCCGGCGATTTGCCGAACAGTTAGGGCTATCGCCACAGTGGTTCGATTCTCTCTTGATCTGGGCAATCCCGACGACTCCGTGGAACTTCGGTACACGCTGTTCTATCGCGGCCTCGCGATTCATCGCCAGGTCACCATCACCGAGGGGCAGATCGTGTCTCGTGCCTCGTTCGCCTGCGAGATGGGGCCGCAAGGGCGTCTGCGTGCCGTCTGGCTGATGGCCACGGCGCAGGAATCGTCGCAGGGCACAACGATCACAACCGCCGCCACGGCGAGAGTCAACACTGGCATTTGTCGGAAACGCAGCACGTCACGATTCCAGGTCGTGAACCGGCTGGCGGGCCGGGCGATTGCCGGGAAGCTCGACGCGGCATTGTGGCAGGCGGAAAGCGAAGGGAAGCGGCTGTCGGCGGACGGGCACGAGCTACTGATGGGATCTGTGAGCCGTTTCGCGGATCGCGTTCTGCACCACTGGAAATGAAGGTCTCACGAATGCCCGCACAACTCGCACCAGTCTCCCAGCAGATGATGGACGCCGCAGCAAAGACCGACAACTGGGTCATCATCGTCCTGGTTGGTCTGATCGTGGTGATCCTCGGAGCGTTCAGCATCGTCGGTACGTTCGGTGGTCGGTACGTTCTGAAGCGGCTAAGCGAACAGGACCGCTACATCCAAGACACGCTGGTGAAGGTGGTTCAAGAGTGCTCAATGCAGATTGCGAGCAACACGGACGCACTGCACGAATACAGCCAGACTAGCCGGGACGTCATCACGAGACTGGAAGCAAGGCCGTGTCAGTGGATCGATGTGCGTGACGGCCGGATCACTATGCGGCCGCAACCTAGTCTGTCGGAGGGTTAACCGTGGCACTGTCGCCTGCACTGTTGATACCACGAAGGACTGCACGACCAGCACGCACAACTATTACTGGTGCGCTCTTCGTCGCAGCAGATTCCAATCATCTGGAAACTGCCGACAACGCGGCACTCGATCTCGGCACTGGTGACTTCGTTATCAATGTGAACGTTCGGCGTGCGACGACTGGCAACCAGGTAATTATGTCGAAGTACCAGGACGCGAATAACTACTGGAAGCTGGAGTTTAATTCGTCGCACTACGTGCACTTTTACGCCATTGCAGGCGGAACGCACGCTATCGATTTGATTGCGTCTACGACCGCGTGCTCTAGCACGTCTACTGCATACCACATCCAACTGGCAGTCGACAGATCCAGCGCGGACAACTGCCGTCTGTTCGTCAACGGTGTGTCGCAGTCGTTTTCCGTCAGTCCGTACTCGACAGATGAGAAAGTGACGAACGGCACGTTTACCGACAACATCACTGGATGGACGAACAACGATCCATGGTGGCCGTGGGAGACGTGTGAATACTCCAGCGGCAAATTGCACTTGCAACAAAGCGGCGATGGTGATCCATCTCAAGGTATCGTCGCTTCGCCAGTTTCACTGACGACTGGTGCAACCTATCTACTCACGTACACGCTCACAAAAACATCCGGCACCAATATCAACCTGACAATCGGCAACGCAGTGGCTGATGCGTCAAGCTATTCGGTGACGAAAACTGCCAGCGGGACGTATAGCACGACGTTTACCAAGACGAACGCCAACTCGACGCACATTGTGTTCTGGAGTGCGAACAACAAAGCAGAAAACTGGCTGATTGACGATGTGTCGATCAAGGCTGGTTCTCTGGTGACGGCTACCGACATCAGCAACACAGGAAAACTGTACGTTGGTGCGTTGGGTGACGGCAGTCTGTACTTCAATGGTCGAGTGTCAATGTTAGGAATTGGCAAGCCGACAACTGCAGACGGCCTGCATGTCTACACCATCGGCAACTCGATTACCGTGTTGTGGGGCGCATATCTGGCGACTCCAACCGGAGCTTACTGGACGCTGCATAACGTCGGCGTCAACGGAAACACGACGACGCAGATGCAGGCTAGGTTTGCTTTTGACGTTACTGACGCTGGCATCTGTGACACAGTCGTGATCATGGGTGGAGTCAATGACGTCATCAACGGAGTGGCGGCAGGCGACATAGAAACCAATTTGCAGGCGATGTATACCGCAGCACACAACGCGGGAGCGAAAGTCATCGCCTGTACGATCACTCCATTCAAGGGGCACGCCTCGTGGACATCCGGCAAACAGACGGTACTTGATACGGTCAACACGTGGATAGCGAATACCGCTACCAACGTGGATGTAGTGGTCGACACTTACACGCTGATGGAAGATCCGGCAACTGCCGATACCTACCTTCCAGCGTACGACTCTGGTGATTATCTGCATCCAGGCACGGATGGTTCGGACGCAATTTCAGACGCTGTGTACGCGGCGACGACGTGGCATTCCGATCTGGAAACAATCAAAGGCGCATCGAACATTGGCCAATACTACGCGGAGCAATCATCGGCGGATAAGACATCGCTTGCGTGGACTGCTTTCTGGGACTTCAAGGAAGCATCTGGCAATCGTACTGACAGTGTGGCATCAATCGTGTTGTCGGAAGTTGGCGGCACAATTGACGACGTGACGGAGTAAGGCAAATGGGTGCACTAGGTCAATATCACGACGCAACGCCAATCGTCTCGACGACTCGCACTGGTGCATTGTCTCGCACCAGCGGCGGGAATCTGCATGTCCGATTGGACAACTTAACCGCTACAACCACTCCGGGGCTTACGGATGATTCGTCCGCTGGGTACGAAGTAGGTTCG